ACAGGGCGGTTGTGGTTCGGTCCAGCGAAGTAGCTGTTGGCCTGCTTGAGAGCAGCCTTAAGGGTGTCGCGGGTCAGTGCAACCTGACCATCGGTGTTGGTGCCGAACTTGGCAAGGTTCTTGTTACCCGCGTTGAAGTACGCGTTGTTGGGGCCGTCGCCATCAGTAAGAAGCTGAGTTACCTCAATGTCCTCAGAGTCAACCGCAGTGCGAAGCAGCCAGTCCGGAAGGTCGTCAACGATGTTCCACTGGTCGTTGATGATTGCCTCGAAGGTGAACGGAATACGCGCACCAGACTTGCGAATAGCAAGCTGCTCGCTGCTGCTGTACAGCTTGAAGGCCGTAGGGTACTCAGTGCCCTCAGGAACGTTAGGCAGTGCGCCCGGAAGCGTAGCCTTGCCACCATTGGTGGCTAGAATGTTATTGAACGCAGCGTCGTCCCAGCCAAGCTCAATGAAGCTCTGTGGCAGGAAGTTCGGAACGGTGATCTTACGAGCAATCTTCTGCCAGAAGCGGTTCTCGACAAGAGCATACTTAGCCTGAAGCTGAGCATTCTTAATGTCGGTGAAGACAGCCGGGAAGTCAGAGGTAGAGATTGCCTCTTTCAGGTTTGCCTGTGCGGTGTATCCACCCTTGGACGCAGCGGCAAGCCAGTCAGTAACCTGATCGACGCGGCGGTTGTAGTCAGCCTGTACAGTCATGTTACTAGGCTCCAATCTTTACGATTACGAAACCAGCGCCGGTTGCGCTAGCCTTAGGCTCGTGAGTCACGACACCAAAACGGACGTTGCCAGAAGCAGTCTTTGACAGAATGCTGGTTGCAGCCGTAATGTAAACCACGTCGCCAACGGCATACGTAGCGCCCGCAGGAACGGGCAGACGGAACCCACCAGTCAGTGCAGCAGATGCCCAACCCGGCTGGTTACCCAGACCAAGCTTGAACCCATCGGGCACAGGAACGGTGGCAGAGCCAGAGCCTGTGGTTAGAACGCCGACAAGCTCACCAATAGCGAACGGTGAACCAGCAGCGTGCTCAAGCCCAACGTTTACACTGATGTAGTTATCAGCCTTGAACATTTCGTTAACAGCCATTATTAGACTCCTTAGCCTAGAACCGAGATAGAGCGGGCAAGGCCGCTAAGGGCTGCTCCACTTTCGTTGAGAATTACTGTGCCAGACTCGCTGGTTACCGTGGCGGTGAATGCCTCACGGAGAGCGATCTGCTCCTGCACAGCAGCCTCAAGCGTTCCACCCTCAGTGAGAGCGGCTACGATCTTGGCAGCGGATGCGGCAGGCAGGTGGTTAGTTGCAAGTGCCTCGACAATGGCGGCGTGGTCGATAACGACTACAACCTCATCGACAACATCTGCCTCGACAACAGGAACGACTGCCTCAACCACTGGCGCAGCCGCAAGCGACTCAGCTAGGGCGGCAGGAATTCCAGCGATTGCTTCGGTAAGCGTTGCTACGAACGCCTCGAAGTCTTCCTTAGTTAGTTCAGCCACAGACTGAGTTCCTTCCTTATTAGTTTCAATTAGCTTTCCCGCAAGGTCGCGGTCAGACTCTAGAATGCTGGTAAGCTTGCCGCCAGCACCGGCCTTGGTGACAACATCGACACTCTGTGCGGCAAGGAAGGCCACGAGGATTGGGCCGTAACGACCATCAATCTCACCATCCTCAGTCATGCCCTGAGCACGAATCGACAATCCAACATCTTCGTGCTTCTCATTAATTTGAGCGACGAATGAATCATAGAATTCAACGTCTGCGTAAAGTCCATCGGACTCATACGTAGCGTCGGAAGTAAGTTTTCCAACCAAGTCCTGCACAGCACGCTCTGGGCGATCATACTGTTCAGTCTGAGTTGGGTGATTAAGATACATAGACAAGCCAGTCGTGAAGACTCTGGCACCATCACGCTCTAGTACGTCTTTAGGATAATATGCGGATGATCCCCATGTGTCCCCAGCAACGATTCGAGCGCGCCAGCGCTTGCCAGTAATAGGCTGGTTTCCACCAATTGCCTCTACCAGTTCAACGTGTGCCAATATAACTCCTTATCGTCATCAATTGTAGCATAATTAATTCTTCGGTGCAAACTTATGCTATTTGTTCTTAGTGTTGGTGTCAGCGGGGTTGTTACGAGAAGCCTTAGCATCCCCACCTGTCGATAGCTTTCCGACCTTACCTGTAACGCCCTGTGCGCCGATTGTGGCCGACTGATCAGCAGCAGTAGCAGCAGTCGCGGCTGTGTCCGCAGCGACCTTAGCTGCCTTCTCAGCGTGCTTAGCAGCGTCGTTACCAATAGCCTTAGCGATAGCAACCTGAGGCTGCTCAGCAATGTCAGGAAGTGCAGAAGCGTCACCCTCGATGCCAAAGCCCTCAAGAGTCAGACCGCGAAGCTCTGCACGAGAGAGGACGTTTGTGGCATTGGCAATCTCAATAGACTGAAGACGACGGTACTCTGGCTCTGTGCGAATCTTAGGCCAGACAACCTTGATCTTGCGACCAAAGATTGACTCAAAGAATTCAGTCCACAGCTTCTGGCGCATCATCATTTCATTGACAACACTCTGCTCCATAGACTTAATATCACTGTCAGAGCGACCAAGCAGAACGTCCAGCGGCACACCAAGCGCAACAGCGATAAGGCCAGCTACCGGGTCGAATGCACCGAAGTCCACGCCGCCACTCATCTTGCCCATAAGCTGATAGTCCAGCCCGCCACTCATCACAGCGGTTCCACCACTGTCAAGAATCTCACCTGTGTTCGGGTCACGGCGTGGTGTATCAGCGATACGCGCAGCACTGTTGGTCGCGCCATTCGTAGTTTTAGCTACAACCTTTGACGCGAAGCGACCCTGCGCCTTGACATAAGTAGTGCCAGACTCGAATAGTTCCTTGTGCGCCTTGGCCCAGAACATTGCAGCCATGATATCGGGGATACCAAGAATCCAACCTTCCTGACGATTAGCCGCAATGTGAGTCATACTCATGTTACGGTCAACCTTGATGCCGTCAATGGCAGACACGGTGTTGCCGGTGTAGTCGTGAGCCGGGTAAAATACCTCAACAAATTTGTCTGTCTCTACACCACTAGAGAAGTTCTTTGTACGCACAGAGTACCGGCGCAGCCAGTAGTTGACGCGAGAAGGATCATTCACGTCGAGCACCCAACCGGCAAGCTGGCTAATGGGCACGATGATGACTTCCTCAGAAGTCTTATCCTTGACCATCCAAACGTTTCCGTCTGTGGCAAGCTGAGCTTCCATGCGCCAGTGTGCATTGTCGTTGAAGAGAAGCTGCTTGTTACGGTCGTTGTTCAACATCTTGGAAGTGCCCGCGCCACTGATAGTGACACCAAGCCCCCAGATATAACCAACACGGGTGTTGACAGCCTTTTTAATTGTAGGGTTAACTGTCAACAGGGCGCGAATATGATCCGCGTTCTCCCTGATAGAGTCGATAGAGAAGCCCTTCTGCTCCTCCCAACCACCGAGCGGAACCCAGTTAAGGTCTTCCATGAAACGCATCAGGTCAGTCATCGACTCCTGAAGCGCATCATTCCTAACCTGAATCGCGGTGTTCTCGATAAGAAGTTCATGCGCGCTAGTAGCGGCCTGAGACTCGATGAGTGCAGCCTGTGCCCAGTTAGGGTTGGTCAGCCGCGTAATTAGGTTAGGCATAAATCTCTTTCTAGTATGGAGAAACGATTTCGTTTCGTTCCATCACATTGATTTCGAGCATGTCGCCCGGACGATTTGAGGCAAGCGGGTCTTCCGCAATGTAGCTGATTGGTGCACAGGCCATAACCAGCGCATCAACAAAGTCAGGAGACTTGTCTCCACGCTTGCGAATGTCTTCCTTGGATTCGATCTGCATGACACCATTGGGATACGAGTATCGAATACCTGTCATTTCCTGAAGTAGGATCATGGCATCACTGCCTTTAATTCCATCAGGTAGGTCAATTGTACCATTTTTAAGCTGATACTTCAAAGAATCGTACCAATAAGCGCGTGAATTGCGGTGAATCGTTCTATCCGGTGCACGAGCACCAGCAGTCATTTCCACTACCACATAGGGTGCCTCAGCAGATGCAGCGAGTGCGACCAGCCGGTCAACCACACCACCACCAACACCGATACCATCGACTCGAACCTGATCTACGTCATTTTCTATCGCCAGCTTGTGCACACGGGCAGCAACTTCCATCGTGTCCATCGTCGTGTACACATCAAGAATTTCAATGTGACCATCGGTGTTCATAATGACAACAGTACGGTCAGCACCATAGCGCGCAACGTCAACGCCGATCACGCGGAACGGGGTGTGTGTTTCTTCCATGACACAGGCGCGACCAATCTCAATCTCAGCAGCCGTGAACAGCGAGTCAACAGACGTGAGGGGGAACTGCGCAAGCACCTTGGAAAGATAACGCGGAGAATCAATTCCCCACATTTCAGCCTGATCCGCAATAGTCTGGTGCTGAGGCATACCCTTGAGCAGCCGCTCAACCTGAGCCAGCTTTGCCGGGTCATTCTTGTAGCGCTTACGAAGCTCCTCAGCCTCGCCAGTGAAGTTCGGGGTGTCGAACGCCGACACAGTAATCAGGTTCCACAGGTTTTCTCCCTCGCGGAAGATACGCCCGAACTCTGTGTTAGGGTCATCAGGGTTTCCGACAGTAAGGATACGGTCGAACGCAGCAGTTGTAATAGCCTCAGCACCAGTGAAAATGGTGACAGGAATACCACACCCCTCGTCGGCAATAACGAACACGCCATCAGGGCGGTGAGTACCGTGGAATCCGTGAATGTTCTCATTGGCAGGCTTTCGCCCCTCACCAATAAGCTGATCAGTTGTGCGCCCATCAACAGTAACAGCAGCCAGCCACTTATCACCAAGTGTTACACGACCGCGAAGGTTATGTGACAAGTGGAGCTTGCGAATCTCCTCAAAGAGAAGGGCGTGAATCTGGTTGTAGGTCGGCGCAGTAGCCTGCACAATGCAGTCCTGTCGGGTGGTTACCCACCATGCAGATGCTACCGCACTCAGGAAGGTCTTACCAATAGAGTGACAGGACTTGACAGCGGTGCGCTTGTTCTTAGCAATAGAATTTAGAATCTCCTTCTGCTTCGACCACAGCACAAGGCCAAGCTCCTCTTCGGCCCACAGTACCGGGTCATCCCGATATGCAATCTCACGAGCCTCACGCGCTAGCTTTGCAGCCGCAGCGCGCATAGAGTTATTAAAAGTTGCTGCCATTATAGGGTTCCTTTAGCCTTAGCTCTTTTTTCAGCCAGTGCCATATGCATTTTATTAACATGGGCCATCTGCTTTGCAGACCGAGGCTTGCTTAGTATCGCATCTGATATTCGCTTACGTTGTTCCGGGGTACGAACCATACCTTTGTTCTTTGCAGAAATAGCTGCCTTGGATTCAGCGGTGTGATGTGTGCCGCTCACGCCATCACCACCCGCTGTAACATTCAGTAGGTCACTTCCAATATCACGCATCTGTGCGATCCAGAACTTCTCTAGATAATTCAAGTGCTCTTTATCTATTGCAGTTTCTAGTAATTCAATTTGGATATTATCTATCCCGTGCTTCATAATCCAAAACTGGCTAGGTGTCTTTGGTGCGCGGGCATTGCACCTGTGCGTCGTCAGCCGTCGTGGTAGGCTTATGGTTGTTTGCCCAACATATCTTATTGCACCGTCGCCAGAGTGCAGCCCGTATATAGCGAAAGTCATAGGTAATTGTCATGCACATATAGTGCAAATTCTTTCAGAACCTTATAGGGGTTCGGCATATTCTCAATGAACTCAACAAGGTCATACTCGTCATAGTCATCCGGGTCATGCGAAATGTCTTCCAGCAGTTCGATGAAGCCTTGCGTGATATCAGAGACAGCCATTATTTGTACACTCCATCATTGTCGTCCATGTAGAGAACCTGCTCCACCGCAGCAGTGGATGCCTCAGCAGTCCACGCGGGCCACTGCTCAAGTTCCTTTGCCGCATCAGGGGTGAGCGGCAGTTCCTTGACCTTGGCTAGTAGCGCAAGGTTGGTGAGCTTCATAACCTCGAATAGCTGAAGCGTTTCTGCGTCACTGATCAGGGTTACCTCAGTACGAATCGTTTCCTGATTCAGGTCCAGCAGTTCAGACAAGCGCTCAAGCGCCTTGATAATTGCCTCACCGTGCTTGAAGCTACCCTGCTCAAGCCCTGCCCACAGGTTCTCGATGATCTTCTCTGTGCGCAGCATAACGATGCCGCGCATTTCGATAGGGTCGCGCATAGTAGTTGACTCAAGTGCCTCGCGCACCATAGCCATTGCCTCTACTGCGGGCACTCCGTGCTTTAGTTCAATGTCTAGATATGAGCGCCCTTTAATGCGATCATCCAGAATAAGCTGTGTTAGTCCATCATTTACCGTCATAGGGCTATTATAACAAAAAATGTTAGTTTTAGCAAACGGGCAAAGAAAAACCCGCTAGGTCTGTGGGAGGAGCAGACCTAGCGGGGGAAGCTTCATACCCTGCTTGGCAGGGGAGCCTCAATAGCGAAATGACGGAGGAGGACTTTCGCGTAGTACTATTCTAGCATAATTAAATCAGGGTAGCAAGTCGGTCTGGACGGAACCCAGACCAGTGATCCTCGCCAGCAGTAACGACCGGCGCTTGCAGATATCCGAGTGACGATACATACGCATACGCGTCAGCATCCTCAGTGATATCAACCTTTGTATAGGCGATACCCTCCCTCTTCATAAAACGCTCCGTCATTGTACATTGCTGGCAAGCTGGTTTTCCATAAAGTGTGACAAGTGATTTTTCCATAGCCTTCAAGCTTACTCAACACAACACAATTTGTCAACATCCAAAGTAACCATTGACAATGTATCTGCCCGTTGTATTGTAGTCCATATCAACCCAACGTCCTCCACAAGGGGGACACAAACAAAGGAGAAAATGAAATGATTGCCAAGAAGTCCGCACCCGCCATTGCCGTCACCGGCTACGAATCCGAAGTACGCTTCTATGCTACACGCTACAAGCAGGGTGGCCGTACCGTTTACTCTCTCGATCTGTCTATTGCCCAGATTGTCGCCCTCCTGCCCGCTCCTGACCCTGACCGTCCTCAGCCGGGTAACCGCCGTATCCAGCCGCAGCACGCAGCAGCTTTCGGTGAGTACATTCGCACAGAGGGGGCTTGGGTTTCCCCCGCTATCGTCCTCCGTGGCCCCACAGCTTTCGACTTCACTGTCCTTGAATCCATCGAGGGTGCCGAATTCGGTATCGTGGCACTGCCTACTCTGTCCATTGCCGACCTTCACATTCTCGATGGTCAGCACCGCATTCTCGGAATGCACATGGCTGTCAAGGCAATCGCTGAGGACCTTGACAATGCTCGTGATCAACTGTCTCAGGCCCGAAAGGCGGGTGATGATCCCAACTTGGTCGAGCACTACCAGACCATTATTAAGAATCTGACCACCCAGCGTCGCCGGCTTGAGACTGAGCGAACCTCGATCCAGATTTTCATTGAGACAAACCAGCGCTCTTACCAGCAAATGTTCTACGACATTGCGGATAACGCGCTCGGTATCACTGCCTCTGTGCGTGCCCGGTTCGATACTCGCAAGATCACTAACCGCATCCTCAATGATGTGGCTATGCACCCGCTGCTCGCAGGGCGCATCGACATGGAGCGTGACCGGCTGGGGCGTATTAACCCCAACTTCCTGTCGGCCAAGCATGTCGTGGACATTGTTCGCATCATTGCGGTAGGCTTGGAGGGGCGTATCAGCCGTCGCCTTGAGTCTGAACTTCAGGAGGCAGACCTCATTGCCCGAACGAATGAATTCTTCGACGCTCTGTGCGAGGGGTTCCATCAGGTCGAGCAGGTGCGCGACGGTATGATCCCACCGGCTGAGCTTCGCCAGCACTCCATGCTCGGTTCCCCGGTTACCATCCGGGTACTGGCGGGGGTATTCTACGAGCTTCGCACAAAGGGGTTCGGGCATGATGCCATCACGCAGTTCTTCCAGCAGCTTGATCCCTACCTGTCTGCCGCTGCCACTGAGTTTCTTGTGGAGCACACAAGCGAGAACGTCTTCTTTGAGGGTGCTCTGTCACCTAGCTCACGGCGACAGGACCTGAAGGAGTTTCGCAATGTCATCACATCATGGGCCACTGAAGAGCCTCAGTGGCTTGCAGCCTAACACAAAAAAGAAATACCCCCTCCAAAGCGCTGTAGGAGGGGGTATTTCTGTGTTGCCAACCGCAGATTTGAACTGCGTTGTCCTCCGTATCAGAGAGGCATCTTAACCAGTAGATGAGTAGGCATTATGGTAAAACGTGAGGCTAGAAGGATTCGAACCCTCATCTATCCATTACGGCTGAACGGCTTAGAACACCGTGCCGGTATAGCCCCGGAAGCGAAAATGAGAATCGAACTCATGCACAGTGGGTTTGCAAGCCACGACCTTTGCCATTAGGTTATTTCGCCGTACCGAACGTGGGGATCGGACCCACCTCTAGTTGTATATAAGACAACCGCCAGCAACCAGCTAGCATGTTCGGCATATTGTAGGCCCACTAGGAATCGAACCTAAATTTCAAGGGTAAAAGCCAAGAGTATTAGCCGTTATACGATAGACCCATATTTAATTGTTAAGCACCACGTCAAGGATTCGGACCTCAATTGCGCGGTTCAGAGCCGCGTGTCTTGCCGGTTAGACGAACATGGTATAGAAAGAATAGTAAGGCTGAACCAGCCCCACTATCCCGCCGTGCCCTATGCAAGAGTCGAACTTGCGTCAACCGGTTCGTAGCCGGGTATCGTATCCATTGGACCAATAGGGCATAACGCAGAGCAAGCCTCACCAGAGTATAGGAATCGAACCCGCTTGTCCTGCTTGTATCCACACGGCCATGAACCGTGCTTCAACCGAGCCGCTTGAGGGATTCGAACCCCCGACTCCCGCGTTACAAAGGCGGAACTCTGACCAGACTGAGTTAAAGCGGCATGAACGGACCCGCGTATCGTGCGGTGTCTTACCCTGTACGTCCGGGCTGAACCGGAATCATAGCTCTAGAAACTACCATGCTCGTCGTTTGAGGGAATTTCGAAATCCCGACCACCGCCGTGTAAAAGCGGCACTCTGCCTCTGAGTTATCAAACGTTATTATTTAGTTGTAGCGAGAGACATGCGAGAATCGAACTCACTTATCCTGTTTGGAAGACAGGTGCCGTAACCAGTATGGCTCATATCCCATGTAGTAATGCGTGGATCGAGGGAATTTCGAAATCCCGGCCCGAGCGTTAAGAGCGCCCTGCTCTGCCTCTGAGCTACCGATCCATATTTAGTTGTAACGCGGGCAACAGACTATTCGAAAGCCACCCCTTGCGGAGCCTTCTCGCTAGCAACGAGAGACAGTACCTAACTGCTTTATTACCCAAAGCGGGTGTCGGAGGATTCGAACCCCTGCCGCTTTCACGACCCCTAGTTTTCAAGACTAGTGCCAAACCAATTCAGCTTCGCCACCCAAAGGAAAAGCCCCTCAGAGTGTGTCCTGAAGGGCTTCGGTTTAACTTATGAGTTAAATTCAGCGTACCCCAAAGGACGAGCGAATGACCTGCTGGCCTCGCTTCGTTCCGGTGCTTACTGTTTTCGTCATAAGAAAAACTATACCCTATTTACCAGTCTTTGTCAAATGCTAATACAATCAGCACAATAGCTATCCCTATTAGAGCGATTGTTAGCATCAGTCGTTGTTTGTCAATTCGTCCATAATCTCACAGAACCAGATGGCTATGTAAAGCACTGGAAGTACCAGTAGAAACCACTCCATTACGCATTCCACGGCGTCGGCCCTGTGCGCCCCACCGTATAAAGCAGTTCCCATTCACCCTCTACCATCTGCCACATTGTACCTTCCCTATTAACCCCATACCGATATGGATTCTGGAACGCGTTCTTAGCATGACCAATGGCTGTGTGCAGCTTCTGCGCAGGAGAGCGAATAGGAATAATCGTCAGGTACGGAAATACCTTTGGCTTGATATTCGGTGTCAGGTCACTCAATAGTTATCATTCACATTCAGTAGAAGAATAATTAGTATTACAAGGATTACAAACACCATTAGAACTTCTTTCCATGTAGGTATTCACGAGAAGCATTATACGCAAGCTTCTCTTCAATCATGCTAGCAAGATCAATACCCTCAGCACCGCAGAAGTCTAGGATACGAATAACTGTGTCTGCCAACTCTGACGGAACACCCTCAGGTTTGAACAGCTTACCATCGTTGTAGTACCGGGTCTGCCCAGCGGCGGTTGGGTAGTATGTCTCAGTGACAGGGTGGCCCTTACGAAGCTCTTCATGGGCCTCAGACAACTCACCCACCATCAGCATCATCTTGTTGCCCTGATAGGGCACCAGTTCCTTATCAGTGTATGGCCTATCCGCGTGAAAGCCCTTGTCTACAGCGTTCTGAAAGCAGTAAGCCTGAAGTGCGCGGATTGCGCTATAGTCGATCATTAAACAACCGCCCTAAGCGACTCCATAATGTCTTCTTCAGGAACTGGCGCGTAACCACCTGACCACAGCGAGAGAACTTCCTCACGCACCTGCTCAGCCGTCAGTGGGCCAGTAAAGTCATCAGCCGTGTGACTCTCCCACGGTGATGGACAAGAGCACCCTGAGTCGGTCGAAAGATAAAGACCATTCTCTTTACGAAGCACAGCGAAGACAGCAAAGTCGTAGTTCCGCTCAGCAAGGTCGCCCTCTGCGACTACCTCAATAAACCCATACTTCTGTGGTTCCTCCACAGGGTTATCATAATATCCCATTTTATCCTCCCAGATAATTGTTGCGAGTAGCGCCAGTGGGATTCGAACCCACAGCATAACACGTTCTAAGCGTGTTTGGTCTGCCGTTGCCTATAGCGCCATATGAGGGTTTGGTGTTGGACGCTTACGGCCCAATCTTTGCCCCTCTTGCATATCTGGGCTGCACCAGACCCGCGTGTCAACTGCTGGATTCGAACCAACGACCTGTCGGGTTTCAACCGACTGCTCTACCACTGAGCTAAGGAGACATATGGTGTAGGTCACCACCCGTTGCACAGCAGCCTAGGCTGTAAGTGCAAATGCGTCTTGGGTTACGCCACCTGTGGAGTTGTTTGTTGACCGGTACTCAGAACCGTTTTGTGTTGCGTGGGAATAGTAGGAATCGAACCTACTAGCAAGTGGGTTACAACCACCCCGGCTACCTTAGCACGTTTACGCCCATTGGTCCATGTCTAAATCTATCACGGATACTAGGTGAGGGCAACCAAGGTTTCGAACCCTTGACTGGTCACGAGCGGATCAGGCTCATTCTACTGGTGTAGTACTGGCCGGTGCCGATGAGCACCGCAATTCCAACACATTCCAACGTGCCCCATAACAGTTTCGATCTGTTGACGGCTGATTGAGAATCAGTCGTGTTCCCATTACACCAATGGGGCAGAGGCGGTTTACAACCCGAAGGCAGTCATCCCGCTTTGCGAACCTAACGGGTTACGATCCCGCTTCCTTCCGGCTGACAACCGGGCGCTTATCCATTCAGCTTCAAGTCCAAGTATTAAATTGGGGTGACTAGTCGGTTACGATCCGACAAACATCTGGCTCACAACCAGAGGCAATTACCATTCTGCCATAGCCAACGTCTAGACGGCTGGATTCGAACCAGCGTTCTCATGTTTCCAAAACACGCGGATTAACCAAGCTTTCCCACGTCCAGTTATTTAGTTGTTACGTTGCGGAGGAGGGAATCGAACCCTCAAATGCGGTGCGTATGAAACACCCGACTTACCATTGGTCTACCCCACATCATTTACAATAAGTCAGCCTCCACAAGTGGAGTAGGCGCGACACGTCGCCTCGTTCTTAAGCTAGTCTATTCGTAGCGCGCCGCCGCTCCTATTGCTAGGTGTACGACGACGCTCCGTGGACAGTCG